TTACTCGGTTGGCGTTGAGACCAGCAACAAAGTTACTCTTTTCCCTCAACACGACCACACATTTTCCAGCAAAAAGTTATTAACAGTGAATAATAAAATCGGTTGATTTGCCGCAATGGTAAATCAAATTAAATGATACACTTTTGTAAATCTTGTTGTATATTTGCACCATCAAAACCCAAACATATAACGACTATGAGCAAAGCAATATTGTTAGTACGTGTATCAACAGACCAACAAGATTTAACGCAACAGACTGAAAAAGTGCGTGAAGAAGCGTTGCGTGACGGTTATTCAGACAATGACATCATTGTGATTGAAGACAAAGAAAGCGCAGTGAAATTAAGTGAAGAAGAACGCAATGGACTGAACATGTTGAAACATTACGTTGAACATGATGATGTTGACTGCGTTTACACATATGAGGTGTCACGAATATCACGACAACCTGCTATGCTGTACAACATTCGTGATTACCTCATTAAGCACAACGTTCAGTTAATCATTCTGAACCCGTACATGAAAATGCTTGATGAAGAAGGAAATTTGTCAGTCACTGGAAATCTGTTTTTTTCGATATTCACAGGAATGGCAGAAAACGAAGGTTATCTGCGCAAGTCACGCATGAAACGTGGCCGTGACCGCAAACGCAAACTCGGCGAATACTACGGTGGCAACATTCCAATGGGTTATCATGTCGTTAACGATAAGTTTGAAATCGAAGAAAACGAAGCAAAGATTGTGCGCCGCATTTTCGATGAATACATCAGTGGAAAATCGTTGATGTTGATTTCACAAGAAATGTTAGATGCAGGTACATGGAAAACGAAAATCACTACGTTGCTTGGAATGAAACAGAACATCGTGAACATGCTGAACAGAAAAGCGTATTGCGGTGACAAGTTCCACCCTGCAATCATATCGCATGAAACGTTTGAAGCAGCACGCAAAAAAGCGCAAGACAAACGTTTCTACCCGAAAGGCAATGAAGACGTTTCATTGTTCCGAGGTATGTTACACGACAAGAACGGAAACACGTTAGTCACGAACATCAAGACAAAATATTATTTCACAAAAGGCGTAACTGTTTCTTTTAAAACAACTGATACCATAATCTGGGGTTTGGCCAGAGAATGGTATTTGCAGATTTATGAAAACAAGCGAAGCGAAATACTCGAAACTTTAGAGGCGCAAGTATTGAAACAAGAAAACATAATACGCACCATGCGTGACAACATCACGAACAACCAAGACAAAATAGACCGCATCTCAGAACGATACATCGAGGGCAAGTTGTCAAAGCAGCGTGCCGATGAACTTGAACATCGTACATTCAATGAATTGTACACATACAAGGCTAAGATGGAAGATGCACAGGTTGAACGCCAGCGTTTGTTGGATTTAATCAAAAACGACAAAACGATGATTGCCATTACAGACACGTTGACAATCGCTGAGAAACGTTCTATCGTTAACTATATAATCAAATCAATTACGGTGCAAAAACTGTCGTTCTATGTGACTGAATTTGTAATAGAAAACAAAATCACAGGTGAAATTAGGACTATAGTGTACAACACCCGCAAATGTGAGATTGTCGGCATGAAGGTAATTACACAACAAGCACTTCCACCCGCATAGGAATTGCACAGATTGATTCTAAGCGCATTTCGCTTCTGGGTTGATTATGCTATCAGTTTTGATAGTTTTTCGTGTCAGAAGCGAAATTTCTTTATGTTTTTTTCGATTTTCACCTACCTGTTTTTCCATATTTGACGGAGAAAAATATATGAAGGAAAATTATGAACGAAAAAAGAATTTATGAATTAGGTCGTGAAATCGAAAACTTGTTGTATGAATTAAAATTTGAAACGCACGATGATTTTTTTATCGAAATAGATAAAATGATTGCAGACCATTGTTTTAATATTCTTTAACAGAAAATCATTGTATTCGTTTTATCCATTTTGCTATTTTATGTTTATTGTTATGTATAAATATATACAAACAACAAATTAAATGAGAAAAACAACACGAGAAAGAAACAACATGCGTGATGAATTGTCGCAGCGATTTTTTCAATTATCAAGACAAAGGAAAAACAACAACGAACAATATAAAATATGGGGTGATTTATCGTACCTTGAAAAGGCACGCATGATTGATGACGCAATGAGCGCTATATGCGAACAGTTCAAGCATTACGATGATATTGAATATAGAGAGCGTCTACAGTATAATTCATATTATAGAAAAAAGAAAAAAGAACAACAAAGCAAAAATGTCACATTAACGAATGGTTATATAAATGTGAGCATTAAAGAATGCGATGTTGATGATTACATTTCTTACTATCCTGAATTCTATAGAGTTTGAATCATGACACAAGAAGAGAAATTTTTGTTATTAGCAGCTGCATTAGTAAATGAAAACGACAGCGAAGATGAAGTTATAAATTTAATTGATGATATAATTAACAACAATGAGCATGTTAAATGAAATTATTAGAATGAATGAAAGCGAAATCGCAAGTCTGCATGACTTTTCATGTGACATTGATGAAATGCGTAACGATATGCGCAACGAGAAACTGCGTGCTATGGTTGCTACATTATTAGGTGAATGTTACTGTGACGGCGAGGTAATTTCCTTGTGCGTAGAAATGGAAAGCATCGTTGATGAAATCAAGAAATTCATAAATAAAAAACATTCAATATAATTATCGTTGAACGTTCAGCGTGAATTTGTCATGATTCACGTTGAACGTTTATAATATGAAATTCTATATTATATAAACAGGGCTACAAGACGTATTGGAAAATATCACTTCATTGCGACAATGAAGATTTAGAACCGAACATTGATGTCCAGTAGCCCGGACAGATTTGTTCGGTTTGTTTTTAAATATATTTTATTGATTATGACTGAAAAAATAATCAATGCATTAAATAATGATGAACTTGATAAAGTTAAAGTGTGTCTTGGAACGAGATACACTTCGCCTTATTATGAGTCGTTGAATGGTTTATGCCCTAATAAAAACGGAAAAACGATTGACGCTGAACGATGCACTATGCGTGATGTGCTGTATTATATAGCAAACGGTGACTTCAAACGCAAAGCAGAAATACAACATGAAAAACAACCTCAGTTTGAACCTAAATATTTCGCACATTCACTGTATCCTTCTGAAGACCATCGTTACACGATATATGAAGACATAAAACATGAAGATGGAACGAAATACAAGATAACAACGAATTTAGCGTACACGAAATTCAACGGTTTTCAAGGAATTGATATTGACTCAGACCATTCGCATTACACAAAAGAACAACGTGTCGAAATAGGCAACGTATTGAAACAGATATGTTATGAGAAACTGTGCAAATACGATTGGTTCATTGGTGTCACATTGTCAACTGGAGGAAATGGAACGCATGTATGGACTGCAAGTAAAATAAACAAATATGTTGATGACATCGAAGACATCATAACATTGTACCACCTGAACTTCCAATGTAAATCATTCGCTGTGTTTGAATGTTTAGTTGAATTAGCGAACCGTCTGAACTACGTTGATTTGGAATACACGCAGATTGACACAGCGATGGACAAGCCAACACAAACGTTGAACATAACAGTGTGCGACACTGAACCATTCATCAACCCGAATTTCGTGTTTGATTATGATGATGTTGTAAACGAGATTTTCACACATAACGAGAACAAACATAAAATCATCGTTGATGATGAAAGTGTGTTTCTGATGAACGACACACAAAAACGCATCTATGATGAATACAACAAATGGTATGAAAAGGAATACGAAAAGAAACTGAAGAAATACGAAACGACAACACAAGACAACAATTTCGTTTATGATGGCATTGACATTGAAACATGTGACTTTGATTTAGAAAAATCAAAAGGTCCGTTCTATTTCCGTCACAAATCGAATGAAGACAAGTTTTGGTCAGGTAATCAAATCATCAACACGTTATTGTTCTTTTATGATAAAGAAACAGTAAAACAGATTTGGCGACACCCGAAATTCTATGACAAAGACCCGAGCGATTGGCTGCGTTTTGTTGATTCATGGCATCAGTTTGACAATGCGAAACCAAACATACGACTGATTGAATGGCTGAACGAAAACTGTGGTTTCAATATAACATACAAGACAAAGACACATGAACGCACGATTGAAGAAAAATACGACCATGTGATACGATTGAATGACGATGAATTCCTTGGTGACAAATACGATGAACTTTTTTCGTATTTCAAAGTCGGCATAAACCTGTTGATTTCAGGTGTCGGTACAGGTAAAACGACAATATGGAAACAACGTGACAAAATGTTGAGTGACGATGTGATGAACTGTGCGATGATGAAAACGACAATCATCACTGAACCATACAACGCTGTGCTTAACAACAAATTCGGTGACACTAATATACCGATATTCAAAGAAAGTCATCATTTCTGGAGTGAGTCGTTACCTGTTGGATTATGCGCATCGAATTACAAGAAACTTATTGAATTGGATCCTAACAAAGACATTGAATGGAATAAGATTGATTACATCGTTTGTGATGAAAGCCATTTGTTGACAAAAGAATCGTATCGAAGTGATGATTTGTTGAAAATGATTGTGTTTTTGAAAGAAGCAGCACAACATATTCCTGTAGTGCTTATGACAGGAACACCAATTGATGAAATCAACGTGTTTGATGATGTGAACACGATAAAAGTAGTGAAAACTGACAAGCGCAAAATATTTTACAAGAATGTTCGGTTTAGGCCAAACGAAAAAATGAAGTATTTCGACATCAGTTCATTGTTGACACTGATACAGTATCTGCGTAAAGAAAAACGTAAAGTGTATATATACGATTCAAACATATCGTTACGTAAATGCCGTAAACTCGCAGATTTGTTGCCTAATATGAAAGTGTGCATTTACCATAAACGCAACATTGATTCAATAAGCGACAACGGTGATATGATTTACATTGACACGAACCATGAACTTGCAGACAAGTTTGACGTGATAATATCAAGCTGTTATTTCGGTGTTGGCAATGATTTGAACGATGACTGTAAAACCTCTTGCATCATAATCGGGAACCATACATGGCAAGAAGATATTCAGGTGATTGGTAGATGGCGAAATTCAAAAGACATAAAAGTGTTTAATATTTTGATGCCTAACGATGAAAACAACACGCATAAACTGAATAAAGAAAAACTTTTGCAACATCAAACGAAATTGTTGAATGTGCAGTATTCAGATGCGACTGTACGTGACAAAAGCATTGTAATCGGTTCAAACGAAATCACCGTAAACAACGATGCAGACATTCCTGTTTTAGCATTGATGAAGATGTGCGACTTGTACAACTCATCACTTGAATACAAACGTGAGATGTTGACTGAAAACTATGTTGAATGCGACATCAACCAGATAAAACCATTGTCGTGGTCTGAATGTGATTTTGAAGCGTCAAAGAAACTGAACAAAGAATATAAAGACAAAGACAGGAAAATAAAATCTGAGACGTTGTTTGCGTTGCACAATGATGAAGAAATAACATGGCATAATGATGATGCACGTATCGTTTCATGGCAACGTGACATGAAATATATACACGACAACCATATCGTGTTGTTCAGTGAATTGATTAAAACCGATTGGTGTATGTACACAAAGAACAATGACGCACTGCATTTGTGCGTGCGTTTGTTGAAGAACATGAATGAAGGTATGATTGATTACGCTGAAATGCGAATGATGAGTTGGGTTCGTGTGTGCGCAAACAACGATGATGTTGAACAACGTGTGATTGATGTATGCGACAAATCAGGTATAACCACAATAGATTATTATATTGTGTGTGCTTATGTGTACATGATATACAACGCTAACACAAACGAAGACGCACAGTTCAAACGTGTTGATGGTGATTACCTATTCCGTTTCAGGCGTTATTGCTATATGTTCATCAACATGAATGATGCAATATACGATTATTTGTTTGATGTGATTGGTGTTGACAAATCATCGTTGTTTCCGATGATTGAGTTTGAAAGCAGAATATCTCACGTTGAAGACATTCGCATATCGAAGAACGAAACGATGTATGTGTTCAATGAATGTGTACGCAAGATAAAAGATTACCGTATTGCAAACGTGGTGAACTCAAGTACGAAACAATGTGTTGTTACTGATAAAATGCCTGAAAAACTGTTGACTAAATACAATCTTAAAACAGGTCAAGAATTCGGTTCTTTGACTGATTTGCGTGATTATACGAAAATAACCAAAATGACACAGTCAAGATGGCTCAAATCGCAATACCTATCGGTGTTGTGACAAAAATGTTACCTCATATAAATTTTAATTGATTTATATATAAATGATATAAAAAATTCTATGAGGTAACATTTTTATTGAAAACAATAAACACACGATAAAATGATTGACATACGACAAGCGCAGCGAACAAAATCTAATCCACAAAAATGCTATATTAAATATAACGCAATCGAAACAAAAATAACCCCGCCACGGCTTCACAAAATGCAAGATGTTCCAAATAACCGCGCTGCTTTCCTTTACACGAATTTCACTTTTTGGGTTGACATTTTTGCGTCCTAAGACACCCAATTTTATCAGATGATAAACATATCACAGAAACAAAAAAGTGCGTTCCTGGTGCATCTCAGCCACCAAATTTACGATTAAATAAAATAACACACAATATTGCTATGAAAAACACAGAAATTAAATCACGCTACAAAAATGAAAACGACAATGTGCGTGAGTATATGGATAAATTGATTGATTCACTAACACGTGATTATGGCGCAATTGATGATGCGTGGTTAATCTCATTAGACATGATTGCAACATGGGTTGAAATATTTTTTATGGCACGTGAGAAAATGCGCACAGCAGAAAAGCCAGTTGACCAATCACGTTATTACCACATTCTTAACAGCGCATCAAATCAAATCATTGCGACATCAAAAATGTTCGCAACTAATCCAGCAACAAAAACAAGACTTACAACAGCGAAGAACAATCAAAACCAACCTGTGAACGCAGAGGATATGATTGCTTCTTTGTTAGAAGATTAAGAAATATACCACAACAAACAAAATGAGCAAATTAATCACAGAAGATGAAAAACTTGAAGTAATCAAAATTACCGCAGGAAATGATTTCTCATTGAACATTACGGTAACTGAACTTCAAGATGCAGAAACTGGAGTTTGGTCTGTTTTGGACTTAAACGCTGCAACTGATGTGAATTTGTATTTGGTCAATAGCAATGGCAAACGCATAAAACTTGACCATACGATAAATTCAACAGGTTCGCTTTTAGCGGATGTCATTGCAGGTTATTTACAGACTACAACTTATGGTGTAACGATTGAATTTAAGTTGAACGGACGCAATCGCCGTACATTCTCACCATGTTTGATTCAACTTGTAAATTCAACTGAAGAAGCAGGCACTACACTTGCTGAGTATGTTAACGATGTCTATAATTTGAACATTCGTGTATTATCCGATGTTGCTTTAATCAAAATGGGCGGTTCAAGTGTCATACCACAAGATGACATGGTTACATTGGCATATTTGACAGCAAACTATTATGATAAGAATGCGATTGATGATAACTATTATGATATGCGTGAAGTAAACAATATTTTATCAAGTTATGTAACAACATCATACCTTGATAGCACGCTTGAAATATTTGAAAGTGAACTTGCAGGTGAATTTGTGGATAATTCACAGCTCGATGAAGCGCTTTCGTATTTCACAACAACCGATGATTTGAATGAAACATTAAATTCTTACGTGTCACATGAACAACTCAACGAAATGGGTTACATCACAATCAATGATGTTCCAGAAATTGACACGAGTGATTTAGTTTCATATGAAGCATTACAAGCGATGGGTTACATCACAATCAATGATGTTCCTGAAGTTGATACATCAGAATTTGTATCGTATGCATACCTTAACAATCAAAATTTCGTTACAGCAGGTCAGATTAGTGATTTAGGCTACGTTACCCAATCACAAATCAACAGTATGTCATACGCAACACAAAACTACGTTGACACAAAAGTAAATTCAATTGTAATTCCAGATGTCAGCAATTTAGTTTCACAATCATCACTTGAAACACAGTTGCAACCGTATGTTACGCAATCACAAATCAATTCAGCATCATATGCATCAACGCAATATGTTGAAAACGTTACTGCAGATATGGCAACGAAATCATATGTTACCGAACATGTTGATGGACTTGTTAGTTATGCAGCACTTGAAAACATGTCCTATATTTCAACCGAAGATTTAGACATTGAAACTGTTGTCACAACTGACACCGAGCAAGAAATAACAGGTCCAAAGACATTCACAAATGATTCAACGTTCAACAATGTTGGTTTTGATGTTGTTTACGGTGACAATGCAGAAGGTGTAGCTAAATCAGGCATGTTTGCACGTGGTTCGATGAATCAATCAATCATAGGCCAAATCATTGCACCAAGTACATCATATACCGATAACTTGCAATCAATACATAACACAGCAAATGAAATAGTATTTGAACGCATTTCGAGTGTTGACGCAACAGCACCTACATTAGTTCAAATGGCGAAAATCACAAGTGGTGGTATCGTTGAACAAGGTGAATATTTAAGTAATAAATATACAAGTTACGCATACGTTGACGCACGTTTAAGCGCAATTGATACATCAAATTATGTTTCTTATGATTATTTGTCAAATCAATCATATATAACAAGCAATGATTTGTCAAATTATGTGACAACCACAACTGCACAAACAATTCCTGTAACCAAAACATTCAATTTCGGTGCTTCAAGTTTGACTGACATCGCAGGTCAAGAACAACGCTCAATCACAATTGGTCGAAGTGTCACAAACCAAACGATAACAGGTCAAATCATCGCTCCGTTGGTAAGTACATCTGATGGAACAGGTGGCGTTAACATTCAAAACGAAATCGTATGTTATGCTGCACCAAATGGAACAACGTTACAAATGACACAATTGGGTAAATTCACGACTCAAGGTATTTATGAAGGTACTCAAAAACTTTCTGATAAATACGCAACATTCAATTACGTTGACCAAGCGATACATTCTGCAACTTCAGGTGGTGTTATGTTAGCATCTAATTCACCTGTTAATGCATCATACATCTGGACAGGTACGAATGCTCAATTACGAGACATTCAAGTTAAGGATCCGAACACATTGTATCTTACAACCGATGACGAAGCGCAACAAATCGACCTTACACCGTACCAGACAAAATCTGATGCAGCAACGTACTACACAACATACGCTTATGTTGAATCACGCACACCTGCAATCGTTGTTTGCACGCAGGCAGAATATAATGCTTACGTGTCAGGTGGAACGGTTAACGCATCAACAATATATATGATTAAAGAGGTATGATAAAACAAGGCACAGATAATATTGTCGCCATTTATCATGGGACCGACAAAATCCAGAAGGAATATTCTGGATACGATATGGTGTTTGACGAGTTTGCCGATTACAAAATAGTCGGCAAATTCGATAGCACAAACGTTCAATCACCTACGGTGTATTATAACACGAATAATCCGTTGACCGTAACAACTGATGGTGATTACTTCTTTGTTGAAACAATACCATCAAACGCAACGAGTATCAAATTCGATAAAGACAGCAAAATCATGTCTGTATTGAAATTAGATTTCGCACCATCAACCATGCAGACGATGTGTGAAAACCTTGCAGATTTGAAGTATTTCGATGTTTCTCAATCAGACACGCAAAATTGTGTGTCAATGGCATGGATGTTCAAAAACGCTAACACATTGCAAAATGTGTCGTTGTTGAATGTCAATTCAACATACGTGTCAACGATGCAGTCAATGTTCGACCGTTGCTATGCGTTAGAATCAGTTGATTTGTCAATGTTTTCTACACCACGTTTGACTAACATGAAGACGATGTTTATTTACTGTCAATCGTTGACACATATTGATTTATCTACATTCGATACAAGCGGTGTCACAGATATGAGTTACATATTTCAATGGTGTAGTGAATTATTGACAATCGACATGTCAAATTTGGATTTGTCAAACCTTACCACTTACGGTGGAATGTTCGACCATACACCGAAATTGGAATCAATCACGATGAACAATGTTGATAATGACACATTCAACAAAATCACAGACTATACAACAACAAAATTAGATAAAAGTGTGGTCATATATCGTGACAACGACACCTATCAATACGACCAGACACAGGATAAATGGATAAAAATAACAGCATAAGATTATGATATATTTAGCAAACACAGAAATAATTAAACAACCTGAACTCATTCAGGATTTGCCTCAACTTGAAACGCCTGTGATTGATGGTGTTGAGTCAGGTGCAACCGTTTATTTGGGCACAGAATTCACAGTTTCAAATTTACCGACAGGTGCGAAGTTGTATGTCAACAATATTCAACAGCAAGGAAGCACATTCTACATCACACCAAGCGCAACAGCAATCAACAACGGTTATAATTATACCGTATCCTTGCAATACAAAGCGTCAGGATATGTTGACAGCGATGTAGCAACATACACGCTGAAAATGAAAAACGCTGCACCGACCGTGAACCAAAATTCACAAGTAACGACATCAGCAAGTTTGACCGTGAATATTTCACGCACAGATACAACTTATGTATCAGACCTTGACGTGAAATACGGTGTTGGCACCGACACTACAACGGGTAATTCAGGAACATCATTGACGATTTCAGACACAAGCGTCAATTCGCAATACAATTTCTGGATTGCTGCAACTAATTACGCTGATAAATCAGATGTTGTAACGAAATATTATCACGTAGTTGGAAGTGAAAAATTACCAACGCCAACTATCAGTTACGATGAAACAAACGAAAACTTCACAATCAACATCGCATCATTTCCTTCTGATCCCGACAATGGAAATTATATGAGTTCAACAGGCTACACGATTTATTACAGTTTAAATAGTGAAACAATTGATACTCAATATAATAATATTGCAGTATCATGCAGCGCAGGTGATGTGATACGTGCGAAAGTTTCATCATCATACGGGTGGCAAGACAGCGAAGTCGCTTCATATAGCGTGACTGTTCCTGTAATTGAATTGCTTAATGAAACATTTGATGAAATTCAAGCTGAAGGAGACGGAAGCACTGATATTTCATCAGAATTAGACAATTACACTGACAATCAAGGTTGGACAGGTAATAAGGTATATGTAGCACCAGGAGGTGGTGTTAAAATTGGTACAACTAACGTAGCAGGAAATATAACATCACCAGACATAAGCATGATAAATACTGATGCAACATTGACTGTGACGGTTAACGCAAAACAATGGAGCAATTCAGCAGGAACAACAATAAATAATACTTTATTGGTTGAGCTTATTGGAAGCGGAACAGTTGATGAAGAAGGTGCAAACGAGTTCACGCTTACTGACACAGCAGCTGATTACACAGTAACATTCACAAATATAACAACATCAACAGTTAAAATAAGCATCACAGGTGGAAACCGTTGTTACATTTACAATGTGTCTGCAGTCTCAAATGAAGGTTCGTTTGAACCTGAACCTGAACCTACACCTGAACCTGAACAATATATAACATTCAATCCAACAATTGCGACTGGTAATCTTCCTACAACAATTGGTTCAAGTGGTGAAGGAACTTTATCTGGTGATGGCGTTGACATCTACTGCGATAATTGGTATATAGGTGGTTCTCAATACCGTATTCAAAATGGTGCAACCGTATTAAGAATAACAGGAACTACTAACTTTATCACAAAAATTGAATTTGATGGTGTAGAAAACTACGCATGTTCAAATATGGCATTGTCAATAGGCAATGGCTCTTTTGATGATACGGACGCACCAAATGGTGTTTATACAGGAGATGGCACCAATACTTCAATCGAATTTGTATTAAGCAATCGTGTGCGTTTCACCGAAATTCGTGTTTATTTAGGTGATGAAATATCTCATGGAGAAGACACCGTAACTGAATTTTGGTTTGATTGTGAAGGAGGACTTGAACGACCTGTTGGTGAAGAAATTGAAGTAGGTTTGTATTTCGGCGTGCGTGATTCAGGTGAAGAAGTTGAAGTTCAAGACACAGAAAACTGCACAGTGTCTTCAGATGATGAGTCAGTTGCAACTATTGAATGGCATGACGCAAATGAAGGTTTTGAAGGTGAAGACCCATTATATTGTCCCTTAGTAACCTGTGTTAGTGAAGGCGAATGCACAATCAGTGCAGAATATACAGTTAATGGCTTAACCTATGGTGCATCATTCCCATTAACGGTTACAGCAGCCGAATAATAATATCTTTTTTGACATTTGGGTGGGAAATAATTGCCCACCCAGATGTTTTCTAAAACCATGAAAAACTTTATCAAAACACATATCAAGGACATACTTATTTACCTCGCATTTGTGGTTATTAGTGCGATGTTTTTGATGTCTTTAAAGCAATGCAATGAAAATAAACAGCGATACGAAAACAATATTGAAGCATTGACCGACAGCGTGAATTATTTCAAATCAAAATCAGACATGCTTGTTGCAGAAAAACGTGTTTTTGAACTTGAAAACATCAATGAATTAAAAAAGTTGAATAGTAATTTATATGCTGAAGTAAATGATTTAAAAAACCTTGTCAAAAAGAAAAACATAACAAATGCGACACAATTCAGTGGTGTAATAACAAACGAATTACATGATACAACATATATCGTTGAATACGACACAATCACACGTGGTTTTACACATGATTTCGCATTCAACGATGAATGGCGTGAGCTTGAAGGCAACGTGAATTATTACAATGATTCGCTTTCAATGGGTATCACGAAAGACATCACACGATTTGATTACACCATCGTTACAGATAAAGACAACAAAGTTTACATCAAATCAAAAAATCCGTATGTCACATTTGATGAATTTACAGGTTTCACGATACCGAGCAAAAAACAGAAAAACACACATTTTTCTATCGGTCCATCAATCGGTGTTGGTATCAGCACAGATGGAAAAGTACGACCACACGCAGGTGTAACAGCACAGTGGTCATTGTGGAAATTTTAGTTATGAATATTGAACCAAGATACCATAAAAAAGACAAAACATATAACATTCGAGGATATATTGACTATGCAAATGGTGTGCTTAACGGCAAAATCGTTGCAGGTGAATATGTCCGTTTAGCATGTAAGCGTTTCTTTGAGTTTTTAGAGCGTGATGACATGTATTTTGACATTGATACTGTTGATAAAGTAATCAATTTAATATATAAACTGAAACACACTGCAGGACGTTTCAATAAAACACCATTCAAGTTATTGCCGTGGCAACAATTCATCATCGCAAATCTGTTTGGTTTCAAATGGAAAAGCAATGATTTACGTGTTACACGCAACGTGTTCTGTATGGTTTCACGAAAGAATGGTAAAACATGTTTGATGAGTGCGATATGTATTGCAGCATTGTTAGTTGACGGAAATCATGAAGCAGAAATTGATTTTATCAGCAATTCTAGTAAGCAAGCCGGAATCGCCTTCAACATGACAACAAATTTTTGTAAATCAATTGACCCAGACCAGAAAATCTTCAAACGTTATCGTTCAGAAATTCGCATACCAGTTTTAAGTTCAAAAATTCAAATTCTTTCAAGTGATTCAATGACGCTTGATGGTTACAACTCATCAATTTGTGTGCTTGACGAAATGCACGCAATGAAGGATTGGTCGTTGTATAATGTCATGAAATCATCACAAGGCGCACGAGAAGAACCGATAATGTGTGCGATAACGACTGCAGGTTTCCTTGTTGGTGATTACCCATGTTACAGCATGTGGGAAAACTCAATCGCAATATTGCGTGGACAAAAGCAAGACGATACCACATTTTCAATGATATTCCAATTAGACGATGATGACGCATGGGATAATGAACAAATTTGGAAAAAGGCATGCCCAAGTTTAGGTGAAACAGTTTACACTCAATATTTACGTGATGAAATCAATGCTGCAAAGAATAATTCATCACTTGAAGTTGGTGTACGTACAAAAAACTTGAACATGTGGTGTCAAAGCGAAGATATTTGGCTGTCACACGATTTGATAAAACGCAATATGAAACCGTTTGAAATCGAAGATTTGCACGAAATGGGCGCACAAGAACTGTATGGTGGTGTTGACCTTGCTGCAGTATCAGATTTGACAGCAATCAGTGTATGCGCACCGATTGAAGGCAAATACTATTTCAAGTCGTGGACGTTTATCCCAGAAGATTGCCTCAAGGAAGGCATCAATCACGAACTTTATTTCAATTGGAGACGCAAAAAACAGATAGAAGTCACTGAAGGAAACGTAACAGATTATGATTACATCATCGAAAAAATACGTGAAGTAGATAATATAATCTTCATACGTAATATACTATTTGACAATTGGAATTCAACACAGTGGGCAATTGATATGACAGAATTAGGCATCAATTGTGAGCCATTCAGCCAGTCCATCGGCAATTTTTCACGCTATGTTAAGGAGTTCCAGAGACAACTACTTATGGGAAATGTTGTGATTGATGATAATTTAGTGACATCGTTCTGTTTCGATAATGCGACATTGAAATTCGACCACAATGATAATTGCAAACCCGCTAAAGGTGGTGCGAAATCAGGTAAAATTGACGTATGCATCAGCATGATACAAGCGTTTGCTGCATGTATAATTGACCAAGGCAATGTATTTGGTGTTACTGTTGTTGATTAACACACTTTAATAGTTCTAAATTGAATATTTATAGGAATTTACTATGTTATTTATGTGATTTCTAATAAATATTTGATATGAAAAAAGGAATTATCTACGAATGGCGAAACAAACTTGATGGTAAGTTTTACGTTGGTCAAACGACACATCCAAAAAGACGTTATAATGACCATGTAAAAGCAAAAGGCGATAGTTTGTTTCATCGTGCAATCAAAAAACATGGAATTGAAAATTTTGAATACACAGTTGTAGCAACGTATAAACATGAAACAGAACAAGGCCTTTACGATTTACTGAATGAAGCTGAAGTTGAACGTATCAAATTCAGAAATTCACTTGCCCCTAATGGTTATAATGTTGCAGAAGGCGGAAAAAACGGAAATCCACGTGCTGGTTTAACACAAGAAGAACGTGAAGAAATACGAAAATTAATTTCAGAAAAAACAGGTATAGCTGTTAGAAAAAAATATGAAAATGACCCAGAATATCGTAAACATGTTAGTGAATCAGGTAAAATTGCACAAAATAGACCTGAAGTTAAAGAAAAAAATAGACAAGCACAATTAAAAAGTTGGGAAACTCCTGGTAAAAAACAAAAACAAAAGCAAAAATTACAAAAAATTTATGATGAACATCCTGAAATAAAAGAAGGAATTAGTAAAAGTGTATCAGAATTAGAATGGATATATAATGATGAACTTAAACAGGACAAACGTAAAAAAGGTGAAGAGTTAATCAAATTATTAAATGAAGGATGGGTTAAAGGAAGAAAATATTCAAAAACAAAAACGATGAAACATTCTGATAAATCACGCAAAAAAATAAGTGATAAAAAAAGGGGAACACATCGTGTTTACAACGAAGATGGAACATGGCACATGGGAAAAACGCAGCATAATCTATTGATTTTCACGTAAAATATTGAAATAAAAATTATTTTCGATTTATACTATATTATATGTAAACGCATGTAATATAGTATGAATTTTTTTAAACGTAATAAAAACACACAACCTGTTGAGCAACAGGAAAAACAAGATGAGGTTAAAATATTCTCACCTTATGCTGATTCGTTGCTTTTCGGAAAATTCCATGTTGATTCAGGACTGTTTCTTAGTGCTGTATATGCTGCTATGGAATTGATTAGCAATTCTATTGCGTTGATGCCTATATATGTAAAACAGATAAAGGAAAACAAACGTACAATCGTTGAAAATCACAATGTTTCACGTCTTTTCTATAACATGTTGATGTCGAAATTCAACATAATGAAACAGCTAGTTTGGGACGTGTTATTGAAAGGCAATAGTTACATTTTAGTTCACCGTGATGAAAGTGGAACACCTGTAAATTTACAGTATTTAGAACCAAACGATGTTACAATAAATTACGATAAACTGAATGGTATCGTAACATATCAAGTATCAAATCATAAAGGTGTACCAAGTGTTGTAACACAACATGACATGTTGCATTTCACACGTAATTGTTCGGATGCTATTCAAGGACGTGGTTTCCTTTGGTTTGCACGTGACACGATTAAATTGGCAGGTTTCACCGAAAAATCTGCTGAACAGTTTTTCAAATCGGGTTGTAATCTGAACGGAATTTTATCTTTCCAAGGACGTTTGACAAATGACCAGAAAGAATCAATCCGTAAAGCATGGAATCAGGTGCATGGTGTTGGTGGCAGTGGCCTTGTTATTACAGAGGGGGATAGCTCGTATTCATCAATATCATCTTCAGCATCAGACAGTCAAATGATTGAAACACGTGGTTACAACTTGACTGAAATAGCACGTTTCTTCAACATATCACCGATTTTACTCGGAGATTTGAGCCACAGCAGCTATTCAGACATCGAACAAGCAAACATTGAATTTGTCGGTCATACATTGTTACCTATCATCAATATGATGACTGAAGAAATTGACAGAAAACTGCTTGACAATTCAACAGTTTTATATTCAAGTTTTGATGAACAGGTGTTGTTGAAAGCAGATAAAAACAGCATGGCGAATTATTTACAGACACTTGTAAATGCAGGTATAATGACAATCAACGAAGCACGCTATGTACTTGACCTGAATCCAGTTGACGGAGGCGATGAATTAGTAATCCCATACACTGACATCAACACAAACAAGATAAACGGAACAAATATAACAGAAGACAATAACGATGAACAACAAGGAAATTCGCTCACTGAATAACCAATTTGAGTCAAACGGCCGTGTTGTTTCAGGATATGCAATCCGATTCAACGAAGAAAGCGTATTCATGGGCTTTACTGAAGTTATACGTCCAAACGCAATCACACGTGAACAGATTGAAAACAGTGACATATTCGCTTTTTATAATCATAATAGTGAACAAGTTCTTGCACGTAATGGTAAAGCAAACACATTGAAACTTGAACTTCGTGAAGACGGTTTGTGGTATGAGTTCGAAGCACCAAACACCTCAATCGGTGATGAATTGCTTGAGCACATCAAACGCAATGAGATGTACGGTACATCATTCGCATTTTCAATGAACCCAGACGGAACAGGTGAAAATTGGTCAAAACGAGATGATGGAACGATATTTCGTGAAATCACAGACATTTTCATGTTATACGAAGTGTCACCCGTATTCTCACCCGCATATCCAACGACATCAGTTAGTGCTCGCTCATTAGAAATGGTTGAAAAATTAAAACAAAACGATAATATGAACGAAGAAACACGCAACGATGAAGTCAAAGATGAAAACATCAATGACGAAGAAACAAAGAACGAAGAAACACAGGATGAAACAGTTGAACAAAAAGGTGAAGACTGCGAAAACTGTGATGATGAAAAACGCACTGAAGATGAAACTTCAGACGAAGAAACACAAGAAGAAAACACCGAAGATGAAACAAAATCTGAGGATGATGAAGAAAACAAACAAGGAACTTCAGAAAACGAAACTGAAGATGAAAACAGACAAATAAAAATAAATAAAACTCGTAAAACCATGGAAAAACGATTTTCATTACTTAAATCAATCCGTTCAGTTGTAAACGGAGAAAATTTTGACGAAGCAACACAAGCAGTTATTGACAAAGCTGCTGCTGACATGCGTGCTGCAGGTTTGGAACAGCAAGGTCAAATCGTATTGCCTTTGGGTGAAAAGATTGAAGACAGGGCTGTGGTAACAGTCACTGCGGAAGGTCAGGACGTTGTAGTTACCGATTTCACAAATATTCTTGAACCATTACACAGTAAAAACGTTATGAGCGCATTAGGTGCTAACATAATTACTGGCGCTGTTGGTGATTTACAAATCCCTAAAATGAGCGCAGAAAATGTGTATTGGGGCACAGAAATCAGCAATGCACAGGATGGTGCAGGTACATTCTCAAATGTTAAATTAACTCCTCACCGTCTCACGAGCTACGTGGACATCAGCCGTCAAATGTTACTGCAAGACTCATTGGGTGTTGAAAATATGATACGTGCTGAATTAGTAAATGCTTTGACACAACGCCTTGAAGACACTGTATTCTCTGCAAATGCAGCAACAGGTGGCGCACCTGCAGGTATTTTCAATGGCTTAACTGCTAAAGAAGTTGCATCATACGCTGACTTATGCGAAATGGAATCTGACGTTGAAGACGCAAATGTTTACGGTGCAATGCGCTATGTTCTTTCCCCAAAGAGCAAGGCGACATTCCGTAGCATGATTAAAAATACCAACAATACAGGCAATGTATATGAAAATAACGAAATGGATGGCACTCCCGCTGAATCAACTACACACGTTGCAACTAACATGTTCGCTTATGGTGACTGGAGCAACTTGGTTGTTGTATTTTGGCAGAACGCCGACATTCTCGTAGATCCGTACAGCGTTTCATTACAAGGTTGTGTACGTTTGATAATCAGTGCTTACGTGGACTTCAAGTTCATACGTCCTGAAGCGCTTGTTTATGGAACTACAGATGTTGAATAATTTGCAACAAACAATTAAACTTCAACATATTTTGCTAAAACTCTTGGTTTCATAGCAAACTCATGGGTGGGGATGGGTATAATTCCCACTCCCACCCATTCTTATAAAATAAACAAATGAGCACATGAAATATTTGACACTCGAAATGATTAAAACTCAATGCAACATTGATTCATATTTCACTGACGAGGACAATTACCTTATCGGTCTTGGCACTGTTGCAGAAGAAATATTAGCAAAGAATGTTGACGATAACCTTGACGCTATAGTAAAGGACAATGGAGGCAAACTTCCCGCCCCATTGATTCATGCCGCACTTATGAATGTTGCTCATTGGTATCGCAATCGTGAAAGCGTTGCATTCGCATCAACAAGTGCAGTTCCACTTGGTTATGATTTTTTGATTTCACAATACAAAAATTATACTGTTTCACAAATTTAATATGGACGCAGGAGCATTAGACACAAAAATTACCATATTGCGACTCGTTTCACAAAGGAATGAGTTCGGTGAATCTGTTGATTTTTATAAGCCTTTATGTGATACTCGTGCGCAAATAGTACACAATTCAGGTAATAAGTCAGACATCAATTATGAAACACAATATACAGCGACAAAAACATTCATCGTGCGAAAATATGTTGATGTACGTGAATTCGACCGTATAAAATATAAAGACAGAATGTGGTCAATTACTGATATTGACGATGACCGCATAATGAACAATAAAACAATTGTAGCAACATTAGTCAATGAGTAATCGAAAAGCACCGAAACCACCACGTATCATCGCACTGGATGAAAGTGAAAAACTTACAAAATACATCAGTGATTTGATGAGTGTTACTGATAATAGTGTAAAACAGGCAGCTCGCCATGGTGTCAGTGAAACTGTTAACCAAATCATGCAATCAACAATTGCTAATATCGCAAGTAGCGGTTTTAATGGCATGAAACCAATGCGTAATGGTGTGCCTATGTATTACGGTGTAAGGGGATTTCTGGTCAAGGGAGAACCGACTGGTATTGCGCATATATTGGGTGACACTCGACATAACGACCGCACATATTTATTGCGCATGTATGAAGCGAGGACAAAAGAGCGTAAAACTCGCTCAGGTGCAAATCGTGGCCGCATTGGTGGTTGGTATTTTTTCAAACATGCAACTTCTGGTGCTGAACAAATCGCATTTGAAAACGTTCAAAACGCAATCGAAAAAACAATAGATGAAATCAACAACTCATGACACATTCAATTTTAATCACTAAATATTTGCTTAAGATTTTGGAATCAGATGAAGAATTGATGCAAATGATTCCAATTGATAAGTTTTACCCTGTTGACGCACGTCTTTCAAGTAAATTCCCATTCGTGGTGATTTTGCGCACATCAATCATGCCACAATCATCAAAAGATGGACAGCATATTGACACTGTGAATTTCAGCACTATTGTTGTTTCTGACACATACGTTGATGGTATAACGATTGCTGACAAAGTACGTGAAACATTGCAAGGTAACGGATGGCGTGACAGCGAAAAACATTCTTATTTGTATGACATCAATCTTGAAACAGCAAATGAGACAATCTACAATGATGTATTCATTCAACAACTTGATTTCAGATGCACCTTTGAGTGGATTTGAAACAAAATTAAAAAACGATAATTACTATATTATAATAAACACACAAATATATTTGACTTAGTTAACTATGGCAATAATTAAAGGACAAGAAATCATGCTTATGATAAACGGCAAATCAGTAGCGTTTGCCACAAACCATACGCTGAACTTAAATACAGAAACGAGCGATGTTTCTTCAAAGGACCACGGCCAGTGGGGTGCCCAAGAAATCAATCGCATCACATGGGAAGCAAGCACTGAAAACTTGTATTGCTCTTACACAAATGGCGTTAACAACTATGATACGTTGTTTGACGCAATGGTAGCAAAACAAGCAATAGACATGGTATTTGCTAAACCTTCAAATTGGGATAAAGACGGCCTTGTACGTGGTGGAAATTCTGCAGCTGACGCTGAAACTGAATGGAACGCACCTGCAACTTCATACTTAACAGGTAAATGTCACATTACCTCATTGCAGTTGAATGCACCCAACGGTGAAAACGCAAACTATACTGCAACTTTCACAGGCGCAGGTCCAATCTCACGTGTGGGCGATTCTCTTGTATAAAAGTTACAAACATTTTCAATAATCATTCATAGGGCGGTGCGGCCATCATCAAACCGCATCGCCTTTTATCATACAAAAATATAACATAATGCTATGAAAATCAAGATTAAAAACAAAACAATCACATTGTCATATTCGATGAGAATATACATCATTTACGAGAACATAATAGGGCAGTCACTTTCATTTGAAACAATGAATTCGTACACCAGCCTTATTGTGCTTTTCTATTCTGCGATTATGGCGACAATTCAGAAAAAGAAACTTGACATCACAATCAATTACGATGAATTCATTGATTGGTTGGATTCAAACAATGGTGAACAGAAAGTAAAAGAATTCAGTGAATGGTTCACTAATCATTTGACAAACAACCTAGCAATGCAGGACACTACGACTGAAGACAGTGAATCAAACGAGGAACAACCAAAAAACTGAGAACAGTCCATGAATATCTAAAACTTCTTGTAGTGCAATACAAGGTAGTCAGTTATGAGTATTTCATGGACGAAATCACAGAATACGAATTAGAGTTGTTAGCGAAAAACCTTGCGTATGCTGACAAATCATCATGGGAAATGTCACGCATGATTATGTATGCTTCACTTCTTCCATATTTCAAGTCAGGTCAACACAAGACACCTCAGGAAATCTTACCTCTCGCAACCGACAACGACACAAAACAACAAACAACATCATTAACAAACGAAGAATACAATGCGATGAACGAGCGAGCACTCGCAATGGAACAATTCTTTGCAAAAAATATAAACTCTGACAACAATGGCGAACAATGTTAAAATTGCTATCACTGCAGATGCCAACCAATTCAAGGAAGGAATGCAGCAAGCACAATCAACAGCGAACAATTTTGGGAAATCTTTGACTTCAACAGGTCAAAAGGCACAGACTTTCAACGGCCAATTGCGACAAGCAAGAAAACAGGCTTTGGAACTTGCAGACGCATATTCTAAACTCGACCAAACAGCACGAAACAGTGATTTTGGACGTTCATTAAAAGCGCAGTTAGATGAAGCATTACAGACCGCAGGACGTTTGACTGACTTGAAAGGTGATGTCATGGAAAACATCAAAAACATCGCTTCTGATACGCAAATGTGGGATGGTGCAAAACAAGGTATATCAATCGTTTCTGATTCAATGCAAGGTCTTGTGTCATTGTATGGACTCGCAGGTGGAGAAACAAAAAAATTCGCTCAAGCACTTGTCGCTGTTAACGCTGTTGAATCTGCAGCAAACACAATCATTGGCATCGGCAACGCATTACAACGCCAGAGCGCATTGATGACGGCATTACGTGCTGCAAAAAACGCATTGTTCACAACATCAAAAACCGCTGCAACCGCAGCTGAAGTCGCAGAAACTACTGCAATGACAGCGAACACAGCAGCGACAACAGCAAACACAGGCGCAACAGTCGCAGCAACCACGGCTACTGTCGCACAAACAGCGGCAACTGATGCTGCAACGACATCACAACTTGCGTTAAATGTCGCCGTGTTAGCGAATCCATACGTTCTCGCAGCCGCAGCAATAGCAGCATTATGTGCTGGAATTTACCTTTGGGTTGATTCAATGGATGAAGCAAAGGAAGAACAAGAAGGTTTGACTGAGGCTGTTTCTGCTGCAAATGACGCACAAAAAGCAGGTTATGAAACATACATCCGAACACGTGATGAAATGGATAGGTTAATCAACACGGTAAACAATTTCAAAGGAACGAAACAAGAAGAAAAGAAATTGGTTGAAGACCTGAATTCCAAATACGGTGATTCACTTGGTCGTTACAAAGATTTGAACGCATGGAAATCAGCATTGACCACAACTACGTTGTATTATTGCCGTGCGCTTGAAGCAGAAGCGAAATATCAAGCGTTAGCAAAAGTCGCATATGAAGCATACGCAAATGCGATGGCAGGTGAAGACTATGACAAGAACATGGCCAAATACAAACGCTTAAAACAATACATGCAAGACGCACAGGATGACCAATCGTTTTACAATGACATGTTGCGTATTGCACGTAGCAATGCAGGTTCAATTGCATCAACACAGACAAAAGTCACAAAAGCGACAAAATCAACACATGATGAAGTAAAACGCACATTGAACACGTTAGAAGGATGTGAAGCAATCATTTCTGATGCAGAAAAGGAAATGAAAAAACTTGACCGCACGACATCTGACTACACAAGCAAGGTTGAAACATTACGTAAAAAGATACTCACTGCAAAACAAGCGAAATTCAACTTGATTGACAAATCAAGCATTGATGGTTTGAATGAAGCACGCAAGTTAGCAGAGGACATAATCACTGAACTGCCTTCAGGTAGCGATGGTTTCAAAAAATGGAACGATGAACTGTTGAAGGTGGATACTCAACTGTTCAATATATACGATACATTGTCACAAAACGGTGACATTGAAATGATGAAACAAGCAAAGACACAAATCGGTGAAATCATCACACGTTTGCCGAAAGGTAGTGCTGAACTTGACAAATGGGTAACAAAGTTCCGTGAAATTGATGAAATCGTGAAACGCACAGACCAGAACACAAGCAACCTTTTAAATGGTGTGCAAGAAGGTAGCGCAGCATGGATTGACCAACAGATTTCAATGATTGAATCTGAACTGAAAAACTTGTCACCTGACATTGAAGGTAACATGATGGTGATATGGAACAAGCAACAACAGATTGAAGACTTGAAAAAACTGAAAGGAACACTTGAGGAATTGACAAGTGGTCTTGGTGTTGAAGTTCCTGCAATGATTGACATCACGTTTGACTATAAGAAATCACCACTTGAAAAAATCGAGCGTGACATTGAACATTACCAAAAAATCGTTGATGATTTGCGCAAAAAAGAAGGTCATGTGTCACCTGAAACATGGCAAGAAACACAAAAACAAATCCGTTTGACTGAAGACGCAATCAAACAATTGAAGAAATCTGCTACCCTCGCAGAAATGTCTGAAGACATCAAGGAATATACAAGAAATGTACGTGAAGGCGGTTATGAGACATTCCAATCATTCACTGATGGATTGCACTCATTGTATGACGCATTCGCTAACCTGCCTGAAAGACTTGATAACTGCAAAGACGGTTTTGAAGCATTCTTTGAAGTGCTGAACACAGGCTTTGGCATAATTGATTCAATCGTTTCATTCATTGATAACTTGAACAAATTAACACAAGTCACTGAATTGCTTACAGGCGCAAAAGAAGCACATGCTGCAGTCTTAGCAAAAGAAACAGGTGCAATTATGACGAACACCGCAGTAACTGAAGTCGCTGCAAACGTTTCAACGACAAATGCCGCTGCAAAATCAATTGAAGCACAACAATCATTCACCGCTGCAGGTGCAAATGCTGCCGAGGCAGCATCAAGTGCTGCTGCACAAAACAGTAGTCTTGGTCCATGGGGATGGATTGCAGGTATAGCTGCTGCAGTCGCAATCGCAGCGACATTGTTTGCGTTGATTGGGCAAGCAAAAGGATTCGCAACAGGTGGTATTGTCGGTGGTAATTCAACTTCAGGTGATAAGATTATAGCACGTGTCAACTCAGGCGAAATGATTTTAAACAAACGACAACAGTCAAACCTTTTCAACCTGCTTGACAACGGAATCAACACGACCAACAATGTACCTACAGACAATATAATAACGACATTCCGCATTAAGGGCGATGATTTATATGTGGTTTTGAAAAACCATAAAAAAATAACAGGTAAAACGCTATGAGCAAGATAACAGGAAGATTCGCAACGAAAGACAACCGTCACACAGTTGAAGTTGCGATATACAATAAAGACATAACATTACCAAACATAAACATTGATACGTCACACAGCGTAAAATTTGCAGGTGAATCACCAATCGTAATCACACAACAACAATCAGACACGTTTGACCATCTGTTCAAGACACAATGTAAGATTTCATTGTTATCAAAACAATGGCTTGGTGAATACCTTTACGCAAACAACAATTTGTCTATTGTGGTGAATGTATGGGTGGACAACGACTGTGTTTTTGCAGGTTATGTCACACCGAACACTTATAACCAAAACTATTCACATGAATGGGAAAACATAGACATCAACTGTGTTGACATGCTTTCTACGTTGAAAGAGCGCCGTTTAACAGATAATACAGATTATAGCGAATTACTTGCGCAATCACAAATTCGTCCATTCAAATGGTTCATCGAGCAGATGGAGCTGGACACAAAGACAATCGTGATTCCTAACTTACCTGACGTGAATTATGGTGAAGCTGAAATGGCGTGGGTTGAAACAGGTTTTACACGTGTAGTCAACGATGATGGAACAATCACCTATTATGGGATTGAAAGTGAAATCATGATGTTAGACGAAACGACAGGTGTAAACACAGGAAATGAACGTCAAGGTGAATTGAAAACAGTGACTTGGATTGCGTCTGAAGACACTAAAATTATAGACGGTGTTCCGTATTATGTCGAATACGCACATATAAATGTAGCATCGCAGGATGTAAACACGGGAGATTGGCGTGCTACTACCGACATCGCAGATGATGTATTGCCTGTTCCAACAGGTACAGTAAACCGTGTTGATGGATGGACACGTGGTGCATTGCCACAGCCATTTGAATATTATGAACACTACACTACATTCACAATTTATGACAATGGGATGGAAGTTGCGTCAAGCGATGGCATAGGTGACCAGATACCAGAAACACCTGATACTACGACAAACGGTTCATATTATGAATTCAGACAAGGTGCAAATGATGATGTTGATATAGATGAAGACACAGGATATATCTATTACAAAAATTACTCATGGTGCGTGGTTAACGGTGTAGCACAGAACACAGGTGATTGGGTTCGTGGTAATAAAGTTAAAAACATTAGTGGAAAAATTGTTCAGAATCCAAGCAATAATGGTTTGTTACCAAAATTATATATCAATGAAACAGCATATGACTATGAATATAATTCTGAAACAAGAGAATTTGTATATTATGTGCCATTCAGTGTAATGCAAAATATGACAACATGTTATTTTTGGAATAATAATCAAGTTTGTGTACCTAATGTTGAAGAACTATATTTTAATAATTTCGACACATCTAATGTTACACAGTTTGGTCACTTTGGTGGTGGACAAGTACCAACATTTTTCGGTATGTGTTATGATATGACATCACTAACGACATTAGATTTATCAATTATAAACACATCACAAATGACAACTATGTCGAGAATGTTTTGTAGTTGCAGGTCATTGACATCATTGGATGTATCTAATTTTGATACTTCAAATGTAATAGACATGCAATCAATGTTCGCTGGGTGTAGTTCCTTGACATCATTGGATGTATCTAATTTTGATACTTCAAAAGTTGCTTATCACGTTTATATGTCGTGGGGTATGTATTATATGTTTAGTGGTTGCAGCTCCTTGACATCATTGGATGTATCTAATTTTGATATGTTAAATGTATATCAAATTGCAGGAATGTTTGACGGTTGCAGTTCTTTAACTACATTAAATCTATCAAATTGGAATCTTCTAGAAAACAATGTATCTTATGATAATTTATTCAATGGTTGCACATCATTATCATATATAACATTAGACAACGTTCCACAATCAACATTTAATGTAATTACAACAGCATTGTTAGATGAAGGTCTAACATCTGTTATAATACATCGTGACAGCAGTACTTACGCTTACGACTCAAATACAAATACATGGATAATACAATAAACTATGCCAACAGTAACACCTTATTCAGAACAAGACATACATATTTACACGTGGGGGGATGACATCCCAGGATTCGTATCAAACACATATCAGCCTGTTATATGGTACGACCAAAGCAAATCAACTGTAGGTGGCACAACAGATGTGTTCGCTGAATTGGGTATAGCAGAGTCGTTGGTTTTATCTGACACTGAAGATAATCTTTGGGATTTTGAAGCAATCCTCGAGGAAATCTGCAAATACTTCAACCTTAAAATCATTCAATTAGGATATGACTTTTATTTGTTCGACATTGAAACGGCGAAATCAGGAAATTCAGTGACATGGCTTAATCTGATGGATCCAACAAAAACGAAACAATCAACATATGATACTGTTCTTGTTCAGAAAGCAGAATACTGTGATGATAGCACACAGATTTCAATGGGTGATGTGTACAATCAAGTAATTGTTACAGACAAAGTTACGAAATTCGAGGACGTTATCCTTTCACCGTTCGATGATGAAAACCTTACCGACATCGCAGCACATCAGAAATACATGGTCGAATACGCTGCTACAGGTGAAGGCAACAAAGCGAAACAAGCGTTTATCAACTTAATCAACGGTGGTATTGGTGAAGCTGATTACAGTGGTTCAGACAGTTCAACGAAACGTGAATGGTGGTTCAACGTGAAATCATCGAAATATTGGCATTTCAAATTGAACGGTGAAAACAATTATGACCAAATTCCTGTTGATGCAAGTGGAAACAGCTACAAACAATGGCTGCTCTCTGAATACGTTGACAAAACACCATGGGCAAGTGGTGTATTCAGTTTTGGTTCAGGCGAAAAGACAAACAACAAGAATATATCAAACGTTCAGAACATCACATCGTTCACTGACTATATAGTAATCAATGTACAAGGAAACGGTTATGATGAAAATTCGCCTACAACAGAAACAGTTTACAATGAATACGGAATCCCGACAGGAACAGTAGCGACACACATTTACCCGAATGAACATGATATACAGAATTCAAAAATGCGCATTGAGTACATAAACGCAAACGATGGTGTTTACTCAAGTGCTGATTCAAGCGTTACCAATTACCTTGTTTTTAGCGGTAAGCTGAAACTTACGACTGCGCATGAACGCTCTGGTAGTCAGGGATTTTCAGGATATCCGGGAGACGCCTACAACTATTGGACCGCACAAACCAACTCAGGAAATCGAGAATTCCATTACGTGGATGAAAAGGTATTCTTGCGTAAAAACAACACGTTCTATGATATTAAGAACAGAATCAATTCAGGCCTTGACATCAGCGGTCGTTGTGTATCTAGTGATGACAATGATGATGGACGTTATTATACTGATTTGTTCTACACACAAAATTACCCTACTGACGCTGATGCACCGAATGAAAATAAGAATTTGCTTGCGCCACCATGTGCTGAAGGTGATTTAAGCCGTCGTTTCAAATATTCGATTGATGGCAATCATTCATATTATGGAAACGGTGCGAATTGGGACTCTATTCCATATATTGATGTAATTGCTGCGACACTTCAAATCGGCGATAAATACGCTTGCGAATCTGTCGTTAATGGCAAGAAGCATTTTGAGTGGATGACTGAGGATGAGTTAAAGGCCGCAAATAAATATCTGATACTTGACAATGGAAACACAATCTATGACGCTTTCATATATCTTGGTATCAATGTAGATGATGGTGATTTTCTTATCGGACAAGAGCATGATATATTCAACAACATAAGCACAAACATGGGGTTAGACAAGACAGGAATGGCTATTCCGCTTCCTTCAAACGAACACCTTAGCGGTGAATTGCGTTTTGCGATTGTTGGTGTTGTGAATCTAGTTTGGGGACAGGGAATTAGGCGACATCCGACATGGTTCCGTCATACGACTTGGACTGAATCAACAATATCAGTGATGCCACACGTTGATAAAATATATATTTCAAAATTCGATGTTTCATTGGTTTCTGATAATGGCAAAATCGTAACAAATGATGATGCAGACATCGTTTACATGAGTGATGAAACAAAGAAATACATCAAACGCAAAGATGATATAGAATTTAAGTTCAACACAGCATTGACCGCATCAGAAGCACAAGCAATGGGTACCACAACTGTTCTTGCGAAATCCACAGTAGTGAACGTTGCGACAGGTGACGCAATCTTGAACATCGTGAACAATGTCACATCTGAAACTGACAAACCTGAACGCTTTTATGTAGATTGCGCATGGCGTGAATACAACACACCAAGAATGATAGTCGAATCAAACATACATGATTACAATGATATGGAACACCTTGATGCAGTTCAGTTGCGCAAGTTCACGTTCCCGTATCTTGAAGGTAAACAGTTCTTTGTGTTAAAAACCGAGCGTGATTTGAAAAACGAGTCAATCGCACTCACATTAAAAGAAAAAAATTCATAACATACTATGATAAACATTAAATCTTTTGTAAAGCACCGTAATTCGACTGCAACCGTAACGACAAATTCACAATCAGGCACTTCATCATCAAGTGGAACGACAACACCGACAAACGACTGGTTTTATTATTCTGACGATTTAAACGCCGTTGTATGTCGCTATGACTTGCACAGTGTGGGTAATATCGTAGCATTTGCAGATGGCACAGAAACGTCTGGTGGTGGTTCTGGAGGTGGTTCAGGTTCAACAATTGTGGTTGATAATTTGACTTCGTATTCTACTACTTATGCGTTGAGTGCAAATATGGGGCGCAACCTTAAACAACTTTTGGATAACGTGCAAACTCAAGGTGGAGGTGGTACAGCAAGCAGCATTGATTGGCAAAACATTCAAAATGTACCAAGCACTTTCCCGCCAACTTCACACACCCACGCAATAAGCGATGTTAACGGTTTGCAGACACAATTGACATCATTAGGTAATCAAATCAGCACTGTTTCAAGCAATCTGTCTTCACATGCGAATAATAGTGAAATCCACATGAATGCTACTGAAAAGAACGTGATTGACAACCTTACTTTGGAACAAATTCAATTTATTGTTGCGTTAATGAACATAACGACAATTCAGAATGGAACAATCAGGTTCAATGCAAATGTTAATGCTACGGGTAATGTGGTGGCGTTGACTTAAAACAAAAATGATTTTCAAAAATCACTATATTGTTTCTATACCATTATGTTTTGAGTATGAAACAATTAAAGGTATCGAACAAACAAAGACAAAAACAACGTCACGACTCTCAAATGCCACGCATTAAAACGCTTAAGAGTACACACACGAAAAAATTCACCCCATATAAGCACGATAACAAATGGGCGCAATTCTACGGAAGCAAAAGTTGGAGTAACTTGCGCCAATCAAAATTGCTATCACAGCCGTTGTGTGAATGTTGCCTTTACCACGATAAAATCACACCTGCTACACAAGTTCATCACATTGACCGATTCTCAAATGCATCAAATGAAATTGAAATGTGGCAGAAGTTTCTTGACGAAGACAATCTGATGTCGCTTTGCAATTCATGTCATAAACGAATACATGCAGGATTAGAAAAAAATACAATAGACCATATCTGGGTTATATGAGTATATCAATAAAAGATATTAAAAATCAGCTTGCAGAGTTCACCTATAATTTAGGGAATTTGTGCAAATCAAATAAGGTGAACAAATGGTCATTCCATAAACCTATAAATTCACCGAAATTGACGCAATTGTCAGACAGTGATTATTACGCTGCTGATGATGGTTTCAATTTGTGGAATTTCAACAATCCATTCGACATGCTGCACGAACTACAAAGCAACAACTCAAATTTGTGGACATACAATGAACGACTTGCGCCATTTAGATTATCAGATTTCTGGGATTATTCGCATTACGCACAGACATTGTTTGAATTTGAATTCGTTGGAAACAACACAGGTACATTCGGAACTACGTTACGTTTGCAGACATCAACTGACATTCAAAACGTAGTGAACAATTGGCATACACCATCACAGTTGTCTTCAACAGGCGATTTGATATTGCTTATCTTTGAACGTGGCAAACAATATGACGCAAGTTCAATGGGAACTGTCGGAATTTACAAAGTATGTCAATTCATGAATTATGATGGTGATGACATTCGTTTCACGATTCCTTCATCATCTGCAATTCAGGCAGGCGAATACTCGATAGTTCCATGTATATCAACGGCAACATACCGATTAGAGGATGGCGAATATTACTATTACAATAGCAACACTGAAACATGGGTAGGATTATGGTTCGCTTTCCCAAAACATGCACAACTGAATTTCACGATTACACAGACATCACCATCAACAAGTGACTATTTCAATTATTTTACCGTTGATATGTTCACTGCAGTTGATTTCACATACACCAATTACAATTATGAATTACGTGACATAACTTTCACGAACTACATTGAATACTCACCACCTTCTCGTACAAAACAGTTTACCGTAACAATTGAATACTATTATACCAATTGTGCGCAACCTGTTATGTTGGGACAAATGTCTCGCACTTTCAATATTGATAATTTAGTTGAAACAGCGACTATAAATTACAGAGACACAATTACTTGTATAACGTCTGCCCGTCTCGAAGAAGACATGATTTCTATAGAGCAACGAGTACACATTTCAAGCGGAGGAGAAACACAGCACAAAAATTTCAGCAGAACATTAGAGAAATCATGACACCAAAAACTAAAAACTATAACGAACCATTATATCGTAAAATCAATTGGGATGATTTGGGTATAAAAGACAAAATCGCTTATATTTTGGCGATTTTGTTAATATCGTCAGGTATAATAATGGCGTTCCTGTGCTTCTTCATGTCAGGTCAGTACAACGTAAATGACGGCGTGCTTTTTTATTGTAGCGAAACATTCGTGACAGGTGGCGGTCTGTTGTCTGTGTCATTGTACGTCAAAAACAAGATGTTTGAAATGAAGAATTACATTGACCGTAGGGAAAGTCATCATGAACATTTCAATGATTACGAAGAAACAAACAATATTGTTGAAACTGAACAACCATAAATACTACAAGCTGATTTAAATCATCTTGATGATTTCATACAATTCATTGAAATGAATTGAGCATAAATACTATGTTAATAATAACCCACATCACAATTTTTAGGTGTGGAGTTTGCCAATAATGGAATATATTTGTTATAAAACGACAACAACCCTTCATTGATAAATAATTTTATAGCAATTGATTTCATTCATTTTTTACATTTTAAAAGGTTAGAAACATTCTTACGCATTCACGCATTTATTAAAACACTTTCCTTCATTTCTAATATTGAACCTTTCATATAAATGTATTGACGCACTTCGTTGTGAAACGAGGTGCGTTTTGATTTTATTCATTAACATACTTTAACGGTTTCATTAGCACTATACCATTGAATTTTTTGAAAAGGTTACTATGTTATGTATGTAAAAATCGCATTTATAAACATTAAAAAATTTAGTAAAATGGAAAAATTAAACAAGACGTTATCACATGAGACTCGTGCAAAGATTTCTGCTGCTATGAAGAAGCGTTTCATGAATCATGAAGCAAAAGAAAAGGTTGCAGCATCTGTAAAGAAAATTCATGCAGCACGACCTGAATGGCGCAAGAAACTTTCTGACCGTGTAAAGTCACACCGATGGGTGAACAAGGACGGTGTGAACAAGATGGTGCCTGTTGAAGATGTAGAACGTTACATCAATGAAGGTTGGTGCAAAGGTGTTGCAAGAAAGGTTGCATGTGGGCGCAAACACATCAACAAAGATGGTGTAACAATGATTGTGCATTTGAGTGAGATTGACAAATTCATCGCTGATGATTGGATGGTTGGAATGGGTAAGAAGTAAAAATGTAAAACAATCAAAAATAACACAGTTATGGCAAAGAAAGTTAAATACATGAATGTTTACAGCATGGTTGATGATGATTCATTGTGCAAACGTGGTGATGATTGTCCTTCAATCGACATTCCGAATGTGAGTGAGAAAACAATTAAGAAGGTTGATGAAGTTAAACGTATGATTCATGAAGCGTATTTAACACGTGAAGGAATTATGGATGAGGTTTATTTCATTGCAACACTGAAATTTTTGTTGCTTGGTTATTATGAACCAGAAATCAGACATACTGCTGAATGCTGTGAATATGATGATGCAGTTGAGCTGTTGAACAACATTTAAAAACAAATCATATAATTTGAAGCGTGGCGTTGTGAAACGCTGCGTTTCGTTTTATTGAAAACATGAATGTTTATCAAAACTTCATTATATATTCACAATCTTAACAGGTTTTCCTTTTTCGTTTGCGTAATCAATCGTGAATTTCGTGCCACGGCTCACACCGTCCCAGAACGCAAGTACGCAATCACATTCATCAACAATCAGTTTGTTACGTTCTAACGGCGCACGTTTGCCATATTTCTCATAGTTGGGAAAGAATTCAATCAATTTCAGTCCTTTTTTACGTGCAAAGTCACGTGCATAAGTATCAGCACCTTTAGCACCACCAGAAACGATTGTGTCTGGAATGTACTTAAGGTGCTGTTCGATGTCTATTTGAGGACATGTCCTGCTACCTATGATTGCGAGTTTCATCTATTCGGCCTTCCATTCATTAGTAAACCATTGCCTTTGCGTTCTCCATGCGTTAAATGCCTGTACTGCATGATTCCTTATTATCTTAAAATCCATGTCTAAGGCGTAAATTCTATTGCAAGGAATCGTTGCAGACAAGTCATACATGCCATGCCAACCGTTGTTGACAAAAGTTGTCGTTCCACCATTGACCATATTCGTGTATTTCGGTGTTTTCAATTGCGTGCCGTCAATCACCAATGAAATACTCCAAAAGAAAGCACTCATTGCAGTAGATGACAATTCCCTGTCTCTTGACACCCTGTCTCTAATGCTTGTTTTGCATTGAATACAGCCAAAGCAATAATTCTTATCATCTACTGTACCAACAGCATATAAATCATAATTGTCAGTGCTTACTTGTTCCTTTAACCAACTGATGTCACGCACTTCATTTGCTAATTCACCATCTCGAATCAAATTGTTAAGATCCTTTTGTAACAGGAACCTAATTGATGTGTCTGCTAACGCTAAATTAGCAAGTTCCTTTGTCATGTATTCAAATGCGTGTCCAGATGATGATTTCCAACTTTGGTCAGCAGCGATTACATTTGCGACAACGGTTGGGTCATCAATTCCTGATTTCCTGAAAAGATGTGCTTTGTAAATGCACGCCCAAAGCAAAGGAATATTTGTCGGGTACAATAATCTACCGTCAATCATAGTCCTTTTTATCGCTTCTAATTGCGAAGCCGTTTCTATCTTTTTTGCGACACTATCAGGTATGGTATGATTTCTTGAATTGCTCAATGCTTCTGATTCAAGACGTTCTTTCTGTTCCTTATAAACGTTGTTATACGTAGAAAGACAAAAATCATAAATCTCTTTTTCCATATCATCGAAATAAAAGAAAAACATATTACAAATAACGATTTAAGATTTCAGAAATTTTCAAACCCCACGCATAAGCGACCAACGGTGGTACTGCGTCACCTATTTGCTCATATTTGTCCTGTATGTCTCGGTTGTCATGTCCTATCATATAAGGACCACCACAGAAATCATAAGAATCAGGAAATGACTGCAACCTTGCACATTCACGCACAGTCAACGCTCTGTCTTCTGTCGGGTGTACGTTCTCGTCTAAACAATGACTTGTGATGGTCAATGCAGGTTTGTTGAGTTCTAACCTGATGTTTCGTTTTGAAAAAATCTTTTTAGGTAAAGTCCCATCTTTTTGAAGTTCCTTTACCTCATCTTGTGACAGGCGCTTAAACAAGTCTTTTACACCTTCGCCCGGCCGAATCATCGTAAAACGTTTTATTGTCCACGGTTTATGCCTCATCGGCACCTGATATGACAACTTATCAGAAGCAAACGCTGCACGATTCCAGAAATTCAAATCTTGCATCAGTTGTGAGTATGCAGATGTTTCATTCGTGTAATGTTCAGCAGGTATGTCAGAATTTGCGACAACGCTTGGAAGACTTGCTAACGCTTCTTTAACGGTGACAACAATGTCTGTTGTTGGTGCAGGCGCATCTAATTTCCACCTTTTGTATCTCGTTGCAAGAATAAAATAACGTTTCCTTTTTTGCGGTACACCAAAGTCAGTAGCAGTCAATACGGTTTCAATAAAGTTGCCATACCCTGCGTCCTTCAATTCTTGTTTCAACACATCAATGATTAGTGTCGAGTCTTCCTTGCTGACTGTTTTAGAAGTGATACCAGGAACATTCTCAAAAAGAATCATTTTCGCTTTTGACAATTTCGCAATCCTTATTCCTTCTCTGAATAGGAACTGCCTATCATCGTAAAACGACCTTGAAGTAGTGCCTGCCATGCTGAATGTTTCGCAAGGCATTCCAGAAGTCACTAAATCAACACCCGTTTTTGGAATGTAGTTTTTCAAATCTTTTTTCGTGACCTTTCTGATGTCTGAATGAATGCAATGAACTTCAGGATGGTTTGCCATGTATGTTTCGCAGCAGCTTTTAACATATTCGATGGCAACTAATGTCTGAAATCTTGCAGCAGACAACCCAGTGCATATACCACCAGGTCCAGCAAAACAATCAATATGTGTAATGGGTCTATTTAATGCCATATCATTTTAAAATATCGAACCGCAAAGATACAAAAAATCGCACACTTTAACACTTCAGAATTGAACAAAAAACAAAAAATACCATATTACAAACATGAATGTTTGCAAAAAACTTCATTAGATATGTGAACGAAAACAAGACAATGCGCTAACAACCAGTATGTTAAGGTTTATTAAAGTTTTTGTTTCTATTTGTTAAGAAATCTTAATAAATGTATATTTGCACCGACAACTTTTTGTATAACATTCTAAATAACAAAGTATTATGACAAAACAACAATCGAAACCCGAGAACAAGAACAGTGAGAACAACCGCAATCACGATTGGATTGTAGAACGCATGAACCGTATTCTTGAACACAAGCGCATGGATGAACATTGCGCTGATGTAATCGTTTCAATGCTCAACGAATGGCGCAAAGATTTCAAGAAGCGTGAAATCAAACGCATTGATGATGAAATCGCACGTTTGACCGCAATGAAGGAGGCACTCGCATGAAAGGAATGTTGATTAAGGTTGATGGAACGACCGAAGATTTCGTTCCAAAGAACAACACTGACTACAAACTCGATGAACTGCAGAAGGCGGTTGACGGCCTGATTGACATTGTGAACATTCCAGATAGTGAATTGATTTTCGTGGTCAACGATGAAGGAGCATTCACGAAACAGCCAAACGTTGTAGCAAGCCTGATGTGCTCAATCATGTTCGGTGCGGAATGTTGCCTGTGGGGTGATGTGATACTGTGCCACACGAATATGGTTAAGTGACATCGTTTTGCAAAGCAGGTGTGTCAATTCAGTTTGGCACACCTGATTTGTTAAAATATATGAACATTTACAGTTTTGTATTATTTATTTCAACCGATTAAGATTCAAAAAGAAGAATCGTCAAATAGAAATCTATGTATTGCAATAAGATTGCTATTGACTTATTTCCCTAATGTTGTTATCCACTCGGCACATTCATCGGCGAGTAATGCGATG